CCGTCCCGTCCCGGGTGAAAAATAATCCGAAGTTGTTGACGGACATACCTGCCTCCTTGTATAATCAGGATAAGGGGTGATTGTTATGCTCGATGAAAAAGACCTACAGGCCATTGCACAGCTAATGGACCACAAGCTATCTCAGCAGAAACAAGAGATTTTGGCGGAAACAGCCCAATCTATGAAGGTTTTGCTGGATGCGGAAGTAACTCCCAAATTCAATCTTCTTGCGGAGGAGATCCAGGGGCTGCATGAGAAGCTGGACCGCATGGCCGGGCCAGAGGACCTGGACCTTCTGGAGAGCCGTGTGGACACGCTGGAACTGGCTGTCCGTAAGCACAGCCGGGAGATCGCGGAACTGAAAAAAGCGCAGTGATGCTTACCAGGCGGCCCTTCGGGGCCGCTTTTTTAATAGGCTCTCGCCGTGCTGATGACCGAGCCGGCCGCCACCTGTTCCACCAAGATATCCCGTATCGTATTGGCCAGGTTTTGCCTGTCAGCGGCGGTATTGCCAGTGTTCTGTCCGGTGATGTTGATGACGGGTGTCTGGGCGGTCAGGTTGATGTTGTTCACATACCGCCGCTCCGCTATGTCCACCAGGGCCTTGATATCCTCATCCGACATATTAACGGACTTCTCAATGCCCTTTACGCTCTCCCCGATTCCCTCCAGTTGGGCCGCCAGCTCGTCGTATGGAGTATAGGCATACGGATTTCCGCTTCCCGCACCCCCACTGGAGAACAGATTGGCGCCCCAGTTGTAGCCCGTTTGGAACATATCAGAATAGTTCAGCCGGCCAAAATGTCCAGGGTCGAGCTTTTCCATCACGGTTATCCCGCTGCCAAAGTGCTCGTTTACTAAATTATCTAATCCACTTCGCCATCCGGAAACAGCACCTGACAGGTTGGAGCCGAAAACTGTATCTATCGCTGTCGCAATCACTTCCAGTACACCTAGAACAGTATCCGCTAACCCCGCAAAGAGTCTGACAATGGCACCTATCGGATCTACAAAGACATTTGCGACAAAGTTCGCTACCATTGCGACCGCGTTCCAAATCAACGCAAATACTTCCAAAATCACATTTAGCGCGGCGGAAATCACGTTTATGACAAACCCTGCGGCTGTTGCAACCAATCCTGTTATAATCCCTGTTGCCGACACGCTGGTCCCGGCAAAGTGATTCACCGCCGCTGTTACCGCGTAAATGGCCCCAAGTACCAGCGCAATGATGATGAGCGGTAATGCCCAGGCGGTCGCCATAGCCGCCCCAAGCATCTTCTGCACAGTTGTCAGCGCCGCAGTCGCCCCCGTGCAGATATTCACCCAGTTAGCCGCCAGGAGGAACACCGCAAACGCTCCACCCAGCCCCAATACCAGGGGGCCGATGATCTCGATGTTGTTCGCCAGGAAGCTGATCCCTGTCAACACGGGCTGAAGCGCCTGTATGGCTATGTTCTGGAAGGAGGTCCATACCTGTCCCCAGGTCATAGGCATCTGCTCAAAGGCGGCGTTGGTCTCCTCTGCCGCTCCAAGCATGGCGTTTTTGACCACCTCCGCCGTAATGGCGCCCTCGCTGGCCAATTCCCGCATTTCGCCTGTGTTGACCCCCATATAGCGGGCGATGGTCTGGGCGATCATCGGAGTCTGTTTCAGGGCAGAGTTCAGCTCCTCGCCTCGCAGGACCCCGGAGGCCAGTCCCTGGGTCAACTGGAGCATGGCGGCCTGGGCCTCCATGGTCGTGGTGCCGGAGAGGGCCATCTGCTTGTTGATCTGCTCGGCGAAGGCGATGATCTCCTGGTTGCTGTCAAAGGCATCCCCCGCCAAGGTGCCCAGCTTTGCTACAAAGGCCGCTGTACTCGCGTAGGAGCCCCTGGCCCGTTGGGCCGACTGCCATATCATGTCATTTAGCTCCGACGTGGTCTGTAAGCCGTCGTTCATCATGTCCAATCGGGCGGTGGTGGCCGTGATGGTGTCGGACAGATTGAACAGCCCCTGTATCCCTTTCAGGCCAAGATAGCCGCCCACCAGGTTTTTCAGGCTGTTTGTCATAGAATTTGTGGCCGCGCTGGCTTCCTTTTGGCTCTGTGTAAACTGTTCCGTCGCCTTTCGGGTCTGGCTCGTCACGCCGGCGGCCTTTTCCCCCAGCCTGATATAGCTTGTAAATGTATTGGTGAACTGGTCATATAGGATCAGTTCTTCCAGTATCCGGGCCATCCGATCACCTCCCCTTCTGCTTTGGCCTGGAGTTGATCTCCTTGTGGATAAAACGTGAGATCAGCACCCTCTCCCGGTATGGAAGTGCCTCATATTTTGATGGGGGCCAGCCCAGATTGACAAAGCAGTAATAGGCCGCCAGTGTCTCTGAGTCCGGGTCAGCCCCCTCGATCAGTTTTTTGCTTCTTCCTCCGCTCCGGTGTCGTGGAAGCCGGACAGTCCCATGATCTCCTTGACCAGCCGGTTATACTCGCCGGACAGCAGCATTTTGCCTGGAACCAGCAGCGGGTCCATTACCCCAAAGCCGTCGCACAGCTCCTTGCTGGCAAAGTCCGGTTCCACCGTGGCCGCAGCCACCAGGCGCCGGGTAAAATCCACATTGTCCAGCCGCTCCACGATCTGTCCGTTCTCCTTGTGGCGTCGGGTGGCCTTTTTTGTGATAGCGTCGTTCTCCTCCTGGGTCAGTGCCCGGATCTTGAAGGGGATGGGCTCCCCCTGTTCATCCACAAACCGCCTGGAAATGACGATCTCCTTCTCCTCCTGGTTGATGATGGGATGCAGAAATGCGGAAAGTTTGCTCATGGGGTTTCCTCCTTTCAGTCATTGCCCAGCTGGGCCGGGTCGTTGAACGCCTGCAGCCGGGCCACCCTGGTCCATGCGAAATTGAAGTCGTAGTTCAGCATGGCCTCCTCATCGTTGAGGATGGACAGGGGAATGGTCCCGGTGAGATGACAGCCATAATAGGCCATGACCTGGCTGCCGATGCTGGTGGCCGGGTCATCGTTGGTCAGCTGGATATCAAATTCACGGGTGATCCCCTTATTGATATAGTCCAGCACCATATCGGTAAAGATGTTAGTGCCGTAATAGATATTTCCCGTCCCGGTCAGCTTGGCGCCGTTCTGCTTGTCCTGGATCTTCTTGGTCCCGATGACCCGCATATCGCTGGACTGGATCTCCGCGTTGGTGGTGATATTTCGCATACAGGCCACCTCAATGTTTTTCCCGTCCACCGTGATAAAGATTTTTCCAGAAGCGCCGTTGACCGTGTCCTTTGCCAGTAAATAACTCATGTCCCCACCTCCTTAAGAAACCTCAATCGTCAGATAGATTTTCTCAACGGAATCCACTACCTGGATGGCGATGTTGACCAGGATAGCGTCGATATCCTCACCCGGCAGCACCTCCACATCATCGGCAGTGAAGTTCTGGATGCCCTGGTTTCCCTGAATGTCCAGCAGATAACCCACAATGGCAGCCTTGAACTGGGAGCGGCCTGCCGCGTTGTTATTCACCACGCCAATGAAATTGGCGGAAAACTGGGCATATACATCGTTGGCGATGGTGTTGCACAGCCGCATCACCCGGTTTTTGTGGAATACTTTTCCGATGTCGGTGGTATAGGTCACCAGGGAGTTGATATCCTGCTCCACCTTCACCTGCCCATCCTCGGCAAAGAATACCAGCTTGCCGGCCTGGAGAGCCGCCTCATATTGGCTGTTGGTCATCAACGGAGAGGCGGACACCGCGTCCGGATATTGGGCATAGGTCAGGCTCTGGTTATACAGGGCGCCCGCCTCCGCGCCGCCCACCCACCAGGTACACTGCTGGGCCGTCAGAACGGTGCCGTCAGACAGGGTAACGCCGCTGTTCACGTTGATGACAAACCTGCTGTCCGGGTTGGTCAGCCCGGAGGCCACCAGTTGGGCATACTGGCCCGCTTCATCGGCAATACGCCGGATAAAGGAGATCATGGCCTGCTGTACCGTGGTATCCGCGCCATCGTAGATCATAATGTCAAATTTATAAGGCTCAATGGCCTGGAGATAGGCCGACCAGGCCGCGCTCTGCACGGTGCCGTCCGCGCCGCTGGTTAGAGGCTTTCCACTGTCCGCTGTCAGCGCACCTGTACCGGAGAAGTCCACCCACTGGTTGCCCGTCAGGTCCTCCACCTGTTTTCCGGTCTGCTGGTCCACGATCTCCCCATCTACTACCGTGGACACGGTAAAGGTGTCCTCCGGCTCGGTGAGCTCCGTCACCACAACGGAAATGTCGTTGCCCCTGGCCCCCGGATATTTGGCCGTGACTACCAGTGTGCCGATTGTGACGGTGGCCTTGGCCGAGCTGGAGGCCGTGGGCCGGTACAGCAGTACCCTGTTGGGGGCGGCCGTCCGGTTGCTGCCTTTGAATATCTCCCGCAAAAACAGATTTTGGGGCGCTGTGATGTCATATCCAGTGTAGGGCGTCACATCCGCTCCCGCCTCGATCTCCATCACCTGTGCCACCGGGCCCCAGGACATGGGCTCGCAGATGGTCACTGTGCCCCGGTCTCCTACGGTCAGCCCCAGGCCCGCCGTGGACCGAAAGCGGATGTATACGCCAGGGCGCACTTTGTTCTGGCTTGTCCAGGTTCCGCCAGCCATAAAATCACTCCTTTTCAAAAAATGCCTTGACCGTTCTCACAGCCTCGGCCATGGTATACTCGTCTTTCCAGAGGACCACTCCGAGGAAGTCCCTCTGATACCGGGCAAACTCCGGGCTTTTCAGCAGAGCCTCCCGCCTATATTTTTTCGCTGCCATCTCTGACCTCCTCATGATAGTCCATGGTCTGCATCTTCACGCCGCCCTCCGGCAGCGTCACCCACACACGCAGCTCGAATTGATAGTGCATGGCGTCCAGGTCGATCCTCCACTCCCGGTCATAGGTCCGAAGCAGCGAAGCTGCCTCGGAGCCGCCGTCCGAATAGGGAAAGGTCTCCATCACCAGGTCCAGCGCCTCCGCGGCGGACTGGTAGAGCCGTTGCATATCCGGGCGGTTGTAGTCCACCAGATAGGTCAGGTCCAGCCCGATCCGCCGCAGGAAAAAGCCGGCCTGCCGCCTGGGCTCTATGTAGCTGTACCGCTGCTGCAGAAACATACAAGGGGGAATGCTGTCCTGCTGGTTCGGGTCCTCGTACATAGTCACACCGGGCATCACCGGGGCCAGATAGTCCGCCAGGGATCTGGACACCGTGGAAAGGGTAAAGTTCAATCCAGCAGCCTCCCTATTTCTTTGTCCAGTTCAGAGAGGACCACTTTTTCATACGCTTCCTTCGCCTTGTCCACCATGAACTCCCCCTTGACATACTTGGTCTTGGTGCCTACCACAAGGCCCCCCTTCCGGGTCGGATCTCTGGCAAGCTGGCCGTTCTCGTCGATGTACAGCCCCGGCACAAAGTGCTTGTCCATCCGGTGTCCCTGGTCCACGTAAGAGGCGTAGTCCACATCGTTGATGAGATAAGAAGTCAGTTTATTCGCTGAAACTTCCGGCTCAACCTTGCTTTTGTCCCAACCGGCCAGCAAGCGTCCGGTTATCATGTTCGGACCTGCAAGCCGCCCTGTCTTTTTGCCTTTCTCCGGTGGAGTGGCTTCTTTTGCGGCCTCAACAGCCCTCATGGCCGCCCCTTTTTGGACCCTATACAGGATGTTGGGCACGTCCGCCTGTGCCTTTTTGAGCTGTTGTATCCGCTGTTGAAGGCTCACAGTATAGCTCATTGGTTTCCACCACCTTTCACCCGCTCCTGTTGGAGCAGACGAATCTCCTGGTGGGCCAGACCAGGCAGCACCGCCCCAAAAGGCTCAAAGAAGTGGTTGGGATCAGAAGCAAACGCCCGAATACTGGCGATCTTCTTTCCCAGTCCGGCCCCCCGGTGGATGATGAGCTCGTCCCCCTCCCGGATGTCCGCTTCGTTGTCACACTGCAGCCAGTCCTTCTGATCCGCGGAAGCGGCGGTCTGCGCCATGCGGATCTCCGGGGCGTCCACCTGGTATAGCCGGCAGGGAATCCCACTGTACAGTTCTTTTCGCTCATGGCGTGTCAGGTTTCCATCCTTCACAGGGACTACCCTCCACACATCCACGGTATCTGTGTACCAGTCACGAAAATTCATGCCCGCACCTCAAATCACATAGCTTCCGCCCATCCCCACCAAACGGGCCCTGGTCGCCAGAAGCTGTCCATATTGGGTAGCGTTCAGGTCGCCCCAGTTCTCCGTGGCCTTCGTCAGGGCGTCCGTGTCATAAGACACGCTGTCCTGCCCCAGCTTGGCGGAGGATACTACTCCCACCAGCGCCCCTGTGGCGGCCGCCTGTGCGGGGGTGTCCGAGCTCTCGGCATAGGTCCTCAAATACAGGGTGGCGCAGTGGGCCACATACAGGCCGGCGGCATACCGCCAGCCATCCAGCCATTTATCCGGCTGGATGGCCCGGTTTGCCTGGTCGATCAGCTGCTCCAGCATGGTTGCGGGCAGAAGGCAGGTTCCCTCTTTGTTGAAAAATTGCGGGAAGTCCTCTTGGAACATCTCCGCCGTGTAGCTGCCCACCGCTTGCCCGATGTTGGCCGCCGCGGCCCTCACGCCAAAAAACTGTGGATGTCCCCAGTAGTACATCCCGTGTCACCTCACTGCTCTGCCGCCTTGCCCCGGCGGGTCTTGACCTTCTTTTCTGCCGCCGCCTGGGTTTCCCGGTCGCTGGTGCCGCTGGGGATTACCTTCCCGTCGGCCACCAGGTCCCGGAAATAAGCCGTTTCCGCCGCCCAATCAGGGACCTGGCACATCACATTCCGCGCCAGCCGGACGGACACGGAGCCGTCCGGGCTGGGCAGGATGAGGTTGCGCTTGCTCAGTACAAACATGCGCGCCCTCCTCAGATTCCATCCACGTATAAAATCGAGGTGGGATAGAAGAGCTGCACCTCGGAGAGGTTGGCCATATAGGCGGTGTCATAGCACACGTTGGCCACGTTGGGGGCGGACATGATGCGGCTCATGGGCACCAGCTCGTCCATTTTAACGAACCGCTCATGGTTCACATAGACCACCATCCGGTCCTTGCTGGAGGTACCGGCGCCCTTGCACCAGCGTGTGGCCCCAATAAACAGGGAGCCGCCATTTTTGGCCGCCACGTTGTTCTTCATCAGGAAGTCGTAAATCGTTTCGGTGGCCAAGTCGGTGACCATAGTGGTCAAGATGTAGTTGTACTGCTCATAGGGAATCAGGATGTGGTTGGGCACGGCGGTCTCGTCGTACTCGTTGGCCGCCCACACAGCGGTCAGGGCGTCGTTCACGTCCTTCAAGATCTCCTGGGGCGTCTTGGTAGCCCAGGTGGCGGTCCCTGCCGTGCCGTTAGCCGCGGTGGTCTCTGTCACATCAGGATTATTCACCAGACCAGTGGTGCCGTAGTCCTCAATACCCACATAGACATTGGCGTCCATGTGCTTGTCGTAGGCCATCCGCACCCCATCCTGGAGCAGGCTGTCCAGGCTCCGGCCGATATAGTTGGCCCGCTGCATATCCTGGAACATGACCCGCAGGGCGGCGGCAAAGACGTGGGCCTTGTATACGCCCTTGTCCACACTGGCCTGCACCACGGGGATGCCGTTGGCGCCGCCCGCGGTAACAGGGCTGTTCACCGCACCCCCGGTGATACCATAGGCCACAGACATGGCGGACACATAGTCCACCCAGCCGCCACCGGTCTGGATCACAATATCACGGGGATAGGTAAAGCTGGTCAGGGGTTTGCGGATCAGGGGGTCCCGCTTCTCCAGCTCACTGACCAGAAATGCTCCTCCGGAAGCGATGCCGTCAGCGTCCATGGTTGGCACCCCATTCATGGGGGCAGGGCCAGAGGACTTCATGGTGAAAGCTCCGGCATTGTAAGTACCTACATTCTGAAAACTCATGTTCTCTTCCCTCCGATCAAGCGTTATTCATGGTCAGGATACGCACTTCCGCGATCCCATTGGCGTCAGCAGGTCCCGCCCACTGGCAGTTGGTCAGCTGGATGGTGTTGTCGCTGTCGGCCTCCGCCTCAAAACCTCCCACCACTGCGGAGGGATAACTCCCATTGGCGGTGATGCGGAGATAGACCGCCCCGCCCAGGGCGGGCGCGCCCTTGTTGCACTTCACGTTGATGGCGCCCCGCTGGAATACGCTGACCGGCTCACCCACAGCGTACTGCCCCTGGCTCTGGTCCAGATAGGTCAGGGCGCTTTTGATCTCACAGCCGGCCACTCCTACAAACTGGGCGGCGGTAGCACCAGCACCCATGGGGACTACGGTGCCGCTTTCATATTTCAGGGCCGCACCGAAGGGGATGGCGGCCTCTCCGCCGGCCGGGCGGGTATTGACGATCATGTCCGGCTGCCGGGCATAACAGCCCGCAAAGCCATGGGGCATTTCCTTGCCGATGATCTGGGGATTCAGTCCCATTCAAAATCACTCCTTTTTATGTTGCCAGCAGCCCCGCGGTGCGGAGCGCGGCCAATAGGTTGTTAAAATCTTCCTGTGTTGGTACGGCTGTCAGGTCCGCGATAGCGGCCATCTGCTTCACACCGCCCAGTGCGTTTGTCGCGGCGGCCGGAAGAACGACATTCTTCAGGGCATGTCCGCCCATATCCAGGTCGCCCTTCATAGTACCTCCCGCCAGCAGGAGGTAATTTCCGGTCAGTGCGGTGGTAATCGTGTTCTCCACAAATTCCCGTGTGGCTGCTCCCAGCTCTTCCTCCGGGTCGCCAGACAGAATCAGCGGTCCTGTCATAGTTCCACCAGCCAGAGGTACATAGTCACCACCGCCCCCCTGGGCCTCAACAGACGGACCCACATACGCGATCCTCAGCTCCGCCACTCCATGGCTGTCCGCCGGGCCGCCCCACTGTGCGTTGACCAGGGCCACGGTGTTCTCCCCATCCGCCTCCGCCTCAAAGCCGCCCGCTGGATAGCCGCCGCTGGCGTTGACCCGGACATAGACTGTCCCGTCGATCCCCGGAGCGCCCTTCTGGCACCGGACGTTGACACAGCCCCGCTGGAAGACTGAAACCGGCTCACCGGGCTCATACCGTCCCTCGCTCTGGCCGTAGTAGTCCGCAGCGCTCTTGACCTCCCGGCCCGCCACGCCAACGAACCGATTTCCGGTATCGCCAGCCCCCATAGGGATCACCGCGCCCTCCTGCCCCCGCACCAGAGGCATCCCAAAGGGTACAGCCGCCGTTCCGCCCAGAGGGGCGGTGGTGACGATCATGTCCGGCTGCCGGGCGTAGGAGCCGGCAAAGCCGTGAGACATAGCAAGCCCAATGGTCTGTGGGTTTAGGGGCATGGTCATCCCTCCTTTTGCTTGTGGGGATTCCGGGCGGCGTATGCCTCTTGGGACTCCTGGCATGCCTGCTCATAGCTGGTCTTTCTGCTTTGGGTACAGGCCGCCTGGGCGCTGTCAAGGGCCGCTTGAGCGATGCCGCTCATCACATCCCTGCCCTGGATGGCCCCCAGCAGGGCGTCGGTCACACGCGCCCTCTCCTGCCTGTCCTGGATGGCGGCCACGGCGGGGCGTACCTTTTTCAGCAGCTCCACCGCTGCGTCCCTGGCCGGCCCCTCCATAGCCTGGTCCTCCATCTCCTCCGTTGGAATGGTGATGGCCTCTCCGCTCTTTTCCCCGGCCAGCTTCTCGATCATGTCGTCCAGGTCCTTCTCGTCATGGAGGGGATGTTCCCCCCGTCCGCCCCGGCTCTTGGCCTCCAGCATCTCCAGGATGCGGTCCAGCTTGCTCCCCAGGTCATCACCCTTGGGGGCCTTTTCCACCATCTCGTCACTGACAGGCTCCCCGGTCGCGGCGTCTTTCGCGGGTTCTGCCTCCGGCGCCTGCTCGGCGGGTGCGGCATCCAGCGCGTTCGCCGTGACCCGCACCATGTGGTCCAGGTCCTCCGGGCTTGCGTCCTTGGCCGCCATTCCAAAGGCGGTCAGGACAGATTTCCAAAATTCACTCATGTGTTTCCTGCCTTTCTCCGCCTCTTGGGCGGCGTCTTTTATTGCTACCTCGCGGCCGGCGCGCCCCCTGGGCACGACGGCAACGTGATTGCCACGGATGTGGGATTGCTTATAGCCGCTCCCAAACGGCTCATAATTGCACAGATAGCCGCAGCTTACCTCTCGCTTGACCCCGTTTCTCACCTCCGAGGCCAGCCCAGCATCGTTGATATACAGGTCCGCTACGATGTACTCCCCGTCCCGCCGCACATTCTGGACGTGTCCTCTGGAGTATGCCGAATAGTTTTCCGCCCCCACATTCTCACCTGGGTGTCCGTCGGTCACTGGCTTCCCCTCAAAGGAGGCCAGCGCCGCCGCCTCGAATACATCCTCTGGAAGCCGGTCCACTGTGACCACACGCTCCGGGTCTCCGTCCAGCATCAGCTCCCTCGCCAGATATTCCTGCTGCCCGATCCGGGCAATCGGGACGTTTCGGCAGATGAGATACCCCTCTACTGTTTCTGTCTGGTTCGGGGAGATGTCAGTTCCATAGTACGCCAGCATCAGTCCACCCCCGGAATCAGTTCTTCCTGGTCGGCGCTCTGCCCGGACACGGCCTCCAGAAGCAGGTCCGCAATGATGGCCTGGTGATCCGTCTCATCCGTCTGGACCTCCAGCAGTTTGGGGATATGCTCCGGGGGCGCGACGGCCATACAGGCCAGATAGAGCCGCACCGTCTCCGTCTCTCCGGCCAGGGATCGTTTCAGCAGGTCAATGTATTCCCGATTGTCGTCCATGAAAATCACCTCTTTGGGCAAATAAAAAAGGAGCCGGCAGGATTTCTCCTGTCAGCTCCATTCAGCTCTTCCCGCCCATCATTTAGGACGTGGGTAATGTATTCATTTCAGGGCTTTTCTGCTGATGGTCTGGGCCTTAATGTTCCCTTCCTTGTCCTTTAGCAGTTCTACCCGCAGCCCTTTGTCCAGGGCAGTCTCTATGGTTTTAATCAGCTCCGGCTTCACGGTTCGCCTCCCTGTACAGTCTCTGCCAGTTTTTGTACTTTTCATCGCCGGCTTTTTTATGCCGCTCGAAGGTCTGGTAGGTCTTAGGGACCGAATCCCCCAGCGTCATCCGGTACCGCTCCCACTGCCGGTAGTTTTCCAGCCACCGCCGCCGGGCAGCTTCCTTGTTCCGGTATGCCATGATCTGCTTCTCGGTCCGTGGGTCCACGCTGTATGGGTTCCTGGCCGGATTTGAAAAATCCCTAATCTTCTGGATTTCTTTTTCAGTTCGGCCAGCCGAGGTCCACGGAATCAGCACATGCAGACAGTTTGGATGAATGTTTAAATAGGTGTTGGTCAGACTACCAGGTCCCGATGGGTCCACCTTGCCAAAGGCGTCCGCCAGTGGGGGAAAGTCCGGGTCTGTCCCGCTCTTGGAGTACACACGGCCTTCAAAGGGGGCGCAGATAGGGCAGGTGGTTCCTTGGCGGCTGATCTGATACAGGTCCTGCTCCGGGTCCGCCGTCAGCACGGCTAAGGCTTCCGCCTGTCTGCTGGTGGTGCGGGACACCATCGCGCAGTAGGTATGCAGGGACCAGTGCCGCCCGGCCTTGTCCACAAAGGCCGTCACGCCCTCCCGCCTCAAGGCCTCCACAAAGCCGGGAAGCATTCTGTACGTCCCGGCCCCTCTGGCCTGCTGATAGGCCACCTGCTCCAGCCCGATCCTTCGGTATACGTCCGGCTCTACCCGCCCAATTAGGGCGCTTTGGAGCGTCGCTACGGCCGTGAGCGAGGCGTCGGTGATTTCCCCCATCAGGTTCATTACAAGCCGGTCTATCACCCCATGCTGCTCCCCTGTCAGGACAGAGGCGTTGAGATAGCCCCTCCGGTGCTTCTCCACCGTCTCCCCCTCAATGCGCCTAGCCTCCGGGACCCGGACATAGAACATTTTCTCGACCATCGGCCGCGAATAAGTCCAAGCGTCATTTTCCATTTTTCTCAATATTGCTTGAACTCTTTCCAATGCCGCTACGGCGTGATAGTCCACTAGCCCCTCCGACCGAAGCCGCCCAATCTCGTTGATGATGTCGGTTTCGGCCTTCAGGAAAATGGAGATGAGCTTTTGCAGCTCCCGCTCATTGGGCGCCCGGTTCAGACTAGGCATTTAGTCGTCCTCATCGTCCTCTAAGATATCCTCCTGCCCGGCAGGTACGCCCTGGGGAATACATGCTCCAAAGCTCCAAAAGTCCCAGTCGGGGTGCGCTTTGATTTCCTCAAGGAGTTTTTCCTCCACTTGAAAAGCCTTGGCCTCACTAATCAGCATTTCCATATCCTCTTCATAAACGCTGTCTTTCTTTAGAGGCTGTTCCTTAATGAATGGACGGAGAATCTCACGCAGCTCATCAACAACAGATTTCGCCATACCCTGCACACCCTTCAAATCTTTATCTTGCTTATCAGTTCAAATCCGCCATAACCGTCGGATTTGACGCGATAAATGTATTTTGCGTCGTTAATACGCCTGACCTCTCCCGCTTTCAGGCCGGGATACCGCGTATTTAACGCACCCGTCAACCTTGCATATGTTTTGGGCTTCAGCTGAATTCCACCACGGTTTCTCTGTGGCGACGGCGCATACTTTGTCTTTCCTATTTTACCACCGCCACTTCCGCCTGTCCACCGGCCATTCTTATCCCGTGGCTGGCTGGGAGAGTAATCCATCACTGCCGCCGCGTCCTGGGCATTGCCCTCAAAAGAACTAAGTTCCCCTCCGCCATAGTCCAAGCCAGCCAGCGGGTCCCGCAGGGCGGTGGCGTCCTGATAAGTTTTCCCGGCGTTGGCGGATATCTCCTCGTCGGTGATGCTGCCGAACAGCCCCGTTTCCTCCTCCAGCTTTTTCAGCTCCTTCTGCGCGGTGTCCACATTGAGAAGCCCCGCCTGATAGGCGGCGGTGACGGTTTCCGCCTTGGCCTTGGCGATCTCCGCCACCTCCCTGGCGGTGGGCGTCCACAGGGGCGGGAAGGAGAAATCCAAATCTTCCGGAACCAGGCCCCAGGCCGACATACACAGCACCGGCAGCAGTTTTTCCAGGGCAGGTCGCAGCTTGCTCTCCCTCAAGGTGTCCACATAGTCGTAGTAGTTTTTCAGGTCGCTCTCCCCCGTGGCGTTCATTCCCGCCGGGGATCGTCCAAAGAGCTTTGTCATGGGGTAGTGGGAGGCGCCGCACAGGTTCAGACACATGGATTCATAGACTTCCTGAAGTCCGGTAAAGGTGTACTGGGTGTTTTTCATCTGGTCGCCCTTGTTCACCAGCCGGACGCCAAAGTTGGACTGCACCACACTCTGGGCCTGCATGGTGTTCCAGAACCGGCGCTGCATCTCCCCGGAGGAGACGGAAAACAGCTGGTCCAGATTCTGGACCTCCATGGTGTTGATGTTGGCCTGGAAGGTCAGGGCTGCCATATTGGCCGAAACATTGTCGTGGGCCACCACGTCCCTGTATAGCGCCTCCACCTCGCTCTCCCCCCAGTACAGTTCCGCCACCCGCTCCAGATAGGGCAGATCCCGCCCCGTAAATCGGATCAGCCGGGAGTGATGCACTCTCGCTACGGTGTGTCCGGCGGCATCTGTAATGGAGTACCACTTTGGGACCGGATCTCCTCCCTCAAAGACCAGTTCCATCCCAGGTACCACGCCCTGCCAGCGGTCCAGAATATAGATGCCCTGATACGCGCCGGGATAGATGGAATCCAGCTCCAGGGGCCTGTCCAGCAGCTCCTCCTGTCCCTTTATCAGGATCAGTCCAGCGGCCCCTCCATACAGGCGCCCCCAGCGCAGTCCTTCGTTGACCCGTGCCCTGGTCCTGGTCTGCCGCTCCACCCGTGCCAGTTCCTCCAGAAGCTCCGGTGATACGCCGCCCTTCAGCTTGTACCACTCCCGGAGCATATCGTCCACCACCAGGCCTACCACGTTCTGCACCACCCAGTTGTCCCGGTACAGGGAATTAAGCAGGGCGTAGTTGTCTGTCATCCGGGTCAAGGGATACTCTGTGGCCTCCAGGGGCGACTGGGAGCCATACCCCAGCCGGAAGATCGGATTGGAGAAGGCGTCGTTGACGACAACCGCATCAGGATTGACTTGTGCGCCGCGAGGGCGGCTTTTATTTCGTCTGGACACTTACTCAAACCTCCAGTCCGGTAGACTGTTGACAAAATATCTTAGTGCGTCTGGCCCGTGGTCCTGCTGCTTGACCGGCTTTTCTTCCCCTCTCAGGGCCGCCTTGTCATCCCACAGATAGGTCCCCAGCTCATCCAGCAGACCTTCACAGCATTCATTGACCAAGATCCTTCTCCGGTGGAACAGGCTTCCGGTCCTCCGGATGCCGTCCAACACGTTGTTGTCCGCCTCTATCACATATACGCCCCGGCTACGCAGCTCCGCGATAAACGAGGCGGCCGACGGGTCCACGATCACCGGGCACCAGCTGTCCCCCATGAATTTCATGAAGTCGTCGCCGTACTCCCTGTCTGTTTTCTGCCGGTGCTCCTTCCGGCTGTCCCAGCGGTATTCCCGGTCGATATAGACCGTTCGCTCCTGATAGTCGAAGATCTCTAAAAACACGCAGGGATTCGTGGTCCCGTAGTCGCAGGCGATATACCGCCGCCCGGTCCATCGTAGATCCACAGGCGCCTCTCCATCCCGGTATCGGTTCTCTGTCTGGTCGAACATGTCATAAATCAGGCCCTCGGACATCACCCAGAGTCCTAAGATATATCTCTGGTAAAACACACCGGAGTACATATTCTGATACCGCCGGCGGGTCTCCTCGCTCAGTGAGGGGTTGTCCTCCATCCGAAAGTGTAGGTGCAGGGCCTTTCGCTCCGGCGCCTTGAGAATCCACTCCTGCCGGAACCAGTGCAGCGGATTCTCCGGGTTGCAATTGAACCAGAACTTAGCCCCGGATACGGAGCACCGGGCCAGCGCCTGCTCTACAAAGGACCGGGGCATCAGGGCTACCTCATCCAGCAGAACACCCGCCAGCGTCACACCCTGGATCAGCATATAGGAGGACTCGTCTTTCCCCCCAAATAAGTAAATCCGGTTTTCCCGTTTCCCTCGTTTTGCAATAATCACATGGTCCCCACGGTTATAGCAAATCGTAAAGTTATCTTTCAAATAGGTTACGGACAGCAGCGGCATCACTATGTTTCGCTCCACCGCTCCCACCGATTTCCCGCAGAAGGCGAAAGCGCAGTTGTTGAAGTTTCCCATCGCCCACAAGAAGAAGGACAGCGACATGATGGAGGTCTTTCCCGACCGTACCGCACCATCGCAAATCAGCGCGTCATACTTGCGATAGGGAAAACGCATAATCTCCCTCTGCTTTTCAGAGAATCCCATTCCCCATCTCCTCCTTCAGCGCTGCAGTGATGGGGTCCTCCTCCTGGTCCTGAATCCAGGCGGAACTAGTTGCTCCCTGCTCTCCCAGCAGGTCAAACAGCACCTTTGCCGCCTTTGCGTCACCCTTAACCGCCTTGATGGTCAGTCCGGCAATAATGGCCATCTGGTTGTCCACATCTTCCGGGTCAACACCGTCACGGGCCAGCTTGTTCCACGCCCGCTTGTTCGCCACAGGGAGGGATAGGTACAAGTCTGCCGCTTCTCTCAGGCTCCGCTTACGTCTGCGTGACACGCCGGATGCACGGCCGCCAGCAGACTGGATTTCTCGTTGTTCTTCCGTTGTTCGGTCTCCGATTGAAACAAGGTTTTGTTCATTCGGCATATCACCACCTCTCTGTCATTTTTACCCGCCCCCATCTCCCGCAACGAGGTGCGGCATATATACCCCTTTCGGGGTATGCTCCGGGTTTGGTCAGGCTTTCCGGGGGCCTGCTCTGTAAGGACTTGCGTCCTGGTGCCACCGCCCGCCTCATGCGGCGAGGAGCGGCATATAAAGCACCACCACATGGATGATGCTTTGTCCGGCATACACCGGACTTCTCTGGAGCCGAGAGGCGGTAATGAGCCGCCACGACCTCGCCGCCGTTCCCATGGCTGCGGTCCGGCCTTCTGCTACAGCACTCGGCATATTTTTGACTATCTGATACAGGTACTCATAAAAATCATAAAAGACAAGTTCCAGACCATTCCAATCAGGTCATCTTTTTCCTTCGCTTTGAAGGCTAAATAAGCATTTGCAATCATAAGAACAAGGCAGATAAATTCTGCAATGATCATAAACACATCCACAAACTTTACACCAGCCCATCATAAAATCTGCTTTCAGCTATTTTATCTCGCTTTCTTTTCAGCTTGGGGAACTGTTTGGACGCACTCCTGTTAGCCTTGCACTGATTGCAGTTGTTCTTGTTTTTACAAAACCAGCACCCGTCCTGCCCCCACCAGTACCAGTCAGGCATAGAAGGTCTTGGCTTGCGCTTCGCCTTTCCCATGTTGCCCCCAGTCACACAATTTCGGCAGAGGACGTTAAACTAGGATAACCCGTCTGCCTATAATGCCTAGTATCACATGTGCGCTCATCAGCTTAGATTGTCACACCCGTACTAATGCAGGCAGTTTTCAGCGGGTGAGCGCTTTGCGGTCCAGCCACCTAGGATGCAGCGTCGCAATGCCGCTGGGCCGGGAGCGCAGATGCTGTCTTTCCAGCGTCATCCCCGTGTACTTTGGGGCGGTCTACTTTGCAGGGGCAGCCTCGAAAGGCATCCCTGCGCTTTGCCGCTTAGAAACATCCGCCTGGTCTTATCTGCCTCCAGGTCTGTACCTCTGCGGCCCCTGGTTCGGTACCCGTGCGCTCGTAGACACTGCCGGGGTTCCTTGACCGCCAGGAGGTTTTTGTGCGCCATCACTACGACTAACTTATAGGCGCACCTTGGAATGAACGCCGCATGGAGGGTGCGACCCTCTCTGGCCCGAAAAGCGGGCTGGTAGTTCGACCGTGCGGCGTATGTACCCCGGCAAGCGCCGGGGTCGAGGAGGAAATAGAAGAAGCGAAGCGGGAGCGCAGGGGCATACGCTCCCACACTCCCATTGTCGCATACATATTTCTGCTCACTCATAAAACTTTATGAATTTGCAATATTTTCTATGAGATTATGAAAGTTTAGGGCTTACTCTTCCTCCATTTTGCAGAGTTCATCGAGGCTAATGTGATAATATGCCGCAATCAGCTTTAGGGCTGTCATTTTTGGCTCCACTTCCCCTCTCTCATATTTTCGTAATGCATCAGGGCTTAACCCCATTAGCTGTGATGTAACCGTCATGCTCCTGACCGGCCTCATAGACTCCCTTAACCTTCTTAGCCGCTCTGGAAACTCGTCCATCCTATCACCATCCTTATAATCCCTGCTGTTCCAGAGGGCAGTCAAAGGATACTCTTTTTCTCCGCTTTCCTATTTCCTTGGATTCACAGTGGTCCACGTCTCCCACTCTACGGCATCCGGTATCTAATAGATGGTTGCAAAAGGGCGCATCCTTGGAATTATTGATACCTCGCCAGTAGACGCAAGTTTTCTCCTTGTTACAGATTTCGACCATATCTCTCCTCCCAGGGTTTAAACAGGTCATCTCCAACAATGGCCCTGATCTGCTCGTCAATCTTTGCTTTGGCATAGACGAACTCGCTATCGTCCTGCTGATCCTCACAGACCATCCGTGCCATACCGTTCATAGCCTCTATGTATGCGGTGCGGAAAGCCTCAGACCTGCCGGGGCCAAGCTGGAGGACTTCGTGAGCGGCGATCATAGCAGCATCCTGCCCCATCTGCATCAGCATGTCCATTTTCAAATGGAAAAGGGCGTTGTACTTGGTCTCCGCTTCTGCCTTGATACGGGCGAGTGTTGCGCTTGGTTTAGGCATTGCTATCCCTCCTCACCCTCGGCGTGTAAATCCGGTTCTCAGTGCTCTTCTCAGTTTTCCGCACATCACCCAGGAGTCGTTCAAGGTTTTTGATTGTTGTGCGGTTTTGGTCTATCCAATCAAGCACCGGGGCCGCCTCACTCATAGTGTCCTTTGCGGCCCGTCGTTTCTGGCGTACTCCTCTCAGCTCCTTTGATAGACGAGCAAAATCGTGATAGTCATGATCCTGAAGCTCCAAGCTATGTAGGATATCCTGAGTCTCATTATTTGCTTCCTGCTCGTCCGCTTCAGCCATATGGTATCTTTGCTCGGTCTCTCGTAGATAGGAGAGGAAGGTTTCTATTCCTTGGCTGGTCAAAGGCTATCCCTCCTTCGGCGGGTCTGGGAGGGGCATCCAGTGGGTGACTCTTTGTGCTCCAATCCTGCTCCACTCCCATCCAACAAAAGAACCGTCATAATATGGAATCCACTGTCTCTGCCTTTTCTGAATCGTAGCCTTTCCTTTGGGATAACAGGACTTTAATGCTACTAAACAAGAGATTGTCTTTCTTCCTTTATTTTCGGGAAGTTCCTCCGGCAGCCTCTCCTTGACGCTAATCCATTCTATCATGCTGTCCGCCCTCCCCGTCGTGGACGTTGCCGATGATCTCAATTCCGCCAGTTGAAAGATGCTTATTTACGCCCATACTTTCAGCGCCATTCAGCCAAACGCAAAATCTATTCCACTCTGGGTCATAGCATACAGGGGCTTCTTTTTGCTCGTCCTTCCAGTTAGTCCAACGGATGATATCCCCCTCAAAAATCTTCTTCCCGTTCCTGTCGGTCAGTCCGGTGTACTGGCAGACCGTGGAGGGGTCAACCTCGTAAGCTTCACCATGCCGGTTTCTGAACATAATAAAGGGATTTAAGCTATCATGGAGGCGGTATAGATAACCTTCCACCCATGCACCATCACTCAGCCGCTTGGCTTTGAAAAGAATTTCTCTCATTGGGCACCTCCGATGATCTCGTCCAGCTTGACGGATTCGCCGGGGCGGAGGGCCTGGAACAAGTCTTTATCAATGTCCATTATCCATCCACATGTATTGTTACTCAATCCGATTACTCCGCTATCCTTAATCCTTTCTACATACTCCGCTTTAGGGTAAAGCACTTGAATTGCCCTAAAAAGTTCCACCTCCTGCTCCGTCCAGCAGGGCTTGCGGATAATACGGTCGGGGTGGTTGATAAGTTCCAGCAACATATCTTCGTTAAAGCACCAATTCCAACTTCCCGTACTATCTCTATACATTCTTTTCCCGTCTTTAGTTATTTTCCACGGGCCTCCATTATCTTGATTTTTCCCGCATTCATAATCAAATTCCTCACCAACTTCCACCCCCAGCGCTTCGCAAATTCTCGGCTTGTCCACTTTCTTTTTCGCCTCCCACGCTTTTAATCGTTCACATTCGTCTCTACAAGACATGCTCCCGGCGGATGATATGCTTCCCCATCCTACATCACACCCAATGCACGGATTGTCCATGTTGGCCTCCTTCATCATTTTCGTGACCTCACGAAATTCTTCATCCTCCACCACCTCGAACCCCATCAGGCGGGCGGCTTCGTGGGGATGATTTGCGGCCCACCCCTGGCAGTTCTGGTTTCCTGATGGTGCATAGAGATAGCAATCTTCACAACGGCCTCTGTTTGGTCTACCGCAATATGCTGTTACTGCTTCACTGATGAACAAAACTTCCCCCGTCTCAGGGTTCCGAAACTTCATTTGATTTTCCTCCCAATCCATGGAAGCAGCCAGCCGAAGGTCAGCGCACCGGCTATATAGCCAAGCCATAGTTCACTGCTCATGGGCGGCCTCCTTCCTTTCCCACTCCCTGCACCGCTGATCCGGCTCCGTGAAGTCGGCGCAGTACGGCGAATCCCCGTTGAAGCACACGCCCTGGAAGTCCTCGTACCAGGCGCAGGTGGCGCAGCACTTAGTCATGGGGGTTTTCCTCCCCCATGTAGCAATATCCATCTGGCGGGACCGTATCCTTGATGTATGGGCAGAATATCCCGCCGGGGAAGGTTTTGAATGCTTCTCCGTGCCTGCATCGGGCGCACCTGACCACAGGAACGGCATCAATAGTGGGAGCCTTATCAATTTCTTCCACAGGCACAGCGAACCCCCAGCACTCATCATCTTGGCCCAATCCAAAAAACATAACCTTTCTCTTACGGTAAAGCAGTTTGTCTACATCACCCAGCCTCATGCTCTTCCTCCTTCATCAAAGCGCCGCAGTTGGGACAGTAGCTTGATTTGCAAATACCCTGGTTGTCAATCATCAAGCCCCATTCACCACATCTGGAACAGGCCCAGCCATTCGGATACTTGAAAAACCACCGCCCGTGCCTCACCTCCGCAACCTCGGCGGCGGCCTCTTTCAGCACAATATCAAACGTTGACCCAGGAAGAACATCAGCTCGCCTTTTTTCATCATACCCAAGGCTTTTTAAAATTGCCGCCCTCTCGATGTACTCAGCCATTCTTCATCCCCTCCAGTGCGGCCTTGGCTTCCTCACGGGTCAAGAAAACGGTTTTGCCAATTTCATTCAATGGGAAAGCACAGGTTTGAGTGTGGCACAGGATGTTTCCACCTTTTAACAGAGAAACATACTGAATTGTCGTTCTTTGAATGAGGCTTGGCTTTGTCTGGAAAATGTTTAAGTATTTTGCTTGCGCCCAAACTTCTTTCCCGATCATCCTGTCCGCCTGGGCCAGCTCGCGGAGGCGGTCAAGATCGTACTCGTCGCCCAGGATGTCCTCGATGGAGGCGAGGCGGTCAATCACTTTCGGTATCTTGAGCACCTTCTGTTTCGGCGTTGCATTTTCGTTGTTGGCAATAGCCGCCCTTCCATCTGCTCTATATGTTGTCAGCCGCTTCATGGTCAGCCCTCCCCTTCAAATATTTCAAAAACCATAACGGCATATGCTCACTCCTCCTTTGGGCCACGCCATTTCCAGTTGTCATTAATCTCTACATTTGTGTCCTGTGCGATCTCAAAACAACAAAATCGGCATAGCCCCTCATTATGATTTGGCGTGTAGTGAGCGCAAGCTGGACAATGGCCGTGCAGTTGTTCTATTGCAACATCCCTCTCCTGCTTCACCTGCTCCAACTCCGCCCGTAGCTTCTTGTTTTCGGCCTCTAAGCGGTCCGCCCGCTGGTTCTCCTTGCTCCATAGGTCTTGCCCGCTTTCACCCAGCAGAGATTTCAGTCTCTTGTTTTCGGCCCAGAGCGTGGAGAGGGCGGTGGCAGCGTCCATCAACATATTTTGAGCAAAACTATTTGGTTCAAAAGTTCCAGCTTCAATTTTCAACCGCTCAATCAGCTTCTCAATGTCCATGCAGGATGTTTGTCCTTTGCAGTAGCCAACAATGGTCTGCGCGGCATCAAGCGCTTTTTTGTTATTTATCATTCCCCTCCAGCCTCTCCATCTCCTCCGCGCTCAAAATCGGCGCACGGGTGTTCCATATCTGCCGTGCTTCTTCCAAGTCGTACCCCGCCGCCATAAACCCACATGGGCATTCAATCATTACACATGCCATCACGGCCCTGTGCTTCGCGTCCTCTCCTCTGCACCCTGGACACGGCAGCAGCGCCCCCGCTTCCGTCAGCCGTCGAGCCGCCTCTTTTGAGCCGAGCATCGCTAATTTAATGTCATCCATGTATAATCCCCTTCTCTATGTCCGCTATGGCCTGAAACACCGGATAAAACTGCTGGGGAACTACTGCGTTTCCAAGGCATTTAAGTCTGTCCACCCGAGAGGGAACCCCATAAGCCACTCTACAAATGTCGGGTTCAATTGGCCACCAGCCACCACGTCCAGGCTTGGCCCTCCGTCTCTGTGCCTCTCTCCATTCCCTCTGCTGTTCTGCGCTTTCGGCGTGGGCCACATCTTCACCATCCCGCTCAAATTTGGCTCGCCCCTGCTGTTGTGATAAAACTTCCGGTTCGCCGAATCTGACGCAATCGGAGTTTTCCAAAGAATAGGTTCTCCGTCCTCTCCCGTTATGTTTTCTTTCCAGCGCTCTACACCCGATAATCGCGCATCTGTCCCTCCTGTGCGGGGCGTCGACGGAACAAGCCGGAATAATAAACGCTTGGACGGAGTAACCTTCGTTTTCCAGGTCAGCGTACACCTGGTCGAGTGCCATATTGACGATCCCAGCAACATTCTCGCCAACGACCCAAGCGGGCCGGAGTTCCGATATAACTCTAAGCATTTCAGGCCAGAGGTAACGGTCATCTTCACTGCCTCTTCGCTTCCCGGCAACGGAGAAGGGCTGGCACGGAAATCCTCCTGAAACAATGTCAGCTGTTCGCAGTCCTGTTTTTTCATAAAAGCTCTCCTTTGTCAGCGTCCTGATGTCCCTCCAGCGTGGCACATCTGGCCAGTGTTTTTCCAGCACCTTTGTCGGATAGTCTGCCCACTCGCATTGTCCTACGGTTTTAAAACCAGCCGTTTCCGCCGCAAGATCCAAGCCTCCAATGCCGGAAAACAGGGATAGATGGGTTAGCTTCGCCGCCTCTTTGTCGCCCAGCAGGGCACGCTTAATATCGTCCATATGGTTCGTAATGTATGTATTCATTCATCACAACCTCCCATCCAGCGCCGCACTCAACCTGTCGGCGTTCTCCAATGTGCGGTTTTTTCGGTAGGCGTTTTGGGCGGATTCAACTGCTTTTCTTAAATC